TTAGATGAAGATGAAGTCCAAGATTACCTGCAAGGGATTCTACAAAAAGAACCCGAATGCGATTGTCAAGAATGAATCCATATGAAAAGTTACTCAATAGAAAGAGGACTTGGACACCTGTCCAAACAACAGCAGGAAAGCTTAAGGTTGGAGCTGAAGAGACCCTCTACCGTGCTCTCGCAATACGCCACATGGAGTTACCAGTTGGCGAGTTTATTACAGAAGCACTTGAAAAAGAGGTTCCCCAATCAGCACGGACTCTTTTAGAATCCAACGTCCAAGACGAGATCAAACATGACCTTGCTCTTGGCTATATAACAAACGCTATAGGCGTTGACGAGAAGTCTGAACAAGAGGCTTTTCGACTACGGGATGCGTGGGAATCGCACCCTGATCACACAATAACTAAAGCCTTGGTAGCAGAACGTGCAATCTTCTTTGTACTTTTGCCTTTTTTTAGGTTTAATGGCGATGCTGGTCTCAGAACGGTATCAGCTGATATTTCCAGAGACGAACAGATACACGTTGCCACTAATAGTCTCGTATGTGCTGATATGGGTCTTACTCCTAGTAAATCTCTGGATAAACTTAGGAAGGCCACAATTAACTGGATAATGGAGCCATTAGGTAAGAATACCTATGGCGATAAATATTTAAGTAAAAAATTTTGGCTGGATACTAGCGATAATCTTATGTATAACGGCAAGGCTCCAGAGCTAGTCGAAACTAAGTCAGCAAGAATGCCAGCCTTCTTTGAACATAGCAATGTCAATCTCCCCCAATACTCTTGAGTCAATACTAGGACCAAACTTAGAGTCAATCCTCGCTGAACTTGAGGAAATATATCCACCAACCAACCCTAACCCTAATGAAAAGATGGAAACAATTATGTATAAAGCTGGTCAACGATCAGTAGTCGAGTGGATAAAAACTCGTATCAGTGAGGAAGGATAGATGGTATTAAGTATTACAGGTGCTAATAAAAAAAAACCTTATTCAGTCACTACAACTACTTTAGAAGACTTCCAAAACAGTATAAATCCAACCCCCCCATCTCTTTCAATAAGTGAACAGCTCGATGCTTTAGGTCCACTTGGTGACCACAATATAGAGGAATTTCGTCGTCTTAATAATACGCCTATTGATACAAACCCATTTAATATGAGTCCAGAAGCAATTGCAAGTATTCCCGAAACTAGCAACATATTTGAGGACGCAATAGCTGCAAATGAAATTCTTAAAGAACGTGGTAAAGGACCTCAATCTCAGGCAATGGGTGTGAATCAGTTAAGAGGACTTGGTATAAATGCCTCGGTAGATAACCCAAATACAGATCTAGAACAACCTGTGCTAGATGAGTTACTAAATCAGACAAAAGCTATTCAGGATCTAGGTATAAACCAAGTAGTTGCTAATCAAACTCCAGCACAAAACCTAATATTTGACAATCCTCAACTTATACCTAATAACAACACGTTAAATACACCTTGGTTAGATGATGGAGGTACTGGTAACAACATACCATTATTCCAAGGTGCTCTTTTCACTAACCCAGAAGGTGGTCCTAATACAGCAGAAGAAACGGCGGCTGCTGCAGAAAATTTAGCTCCTATATTAGAAGAAGATCCTAATTTCTTTAATAAAGAAGGGGAGGCTACTCAGTTAATCAATGACCTCTATGCTCAATATGGTCTAAATCCTGACGATGAAGGTGTTTCACATTGGTTAAATAACTTGATTGGTGGTGCTTCGCCTGAAGAGATTCAAGCCAACTTTGGACTTGCTGCTTCACAGAATCCTCTTTCTAATAATTATGTAGCTCCTACTCCTCCAGGAACTACAACTCCTCCTCCAGGAACTACAAATACAACTCCTCCTCCAGGAACTACAACTCCTCCTCCAGGTATAGATCCATTATTACAGGGTCAACTAAATGCATCACCCTTTGCTTCATCAACTGCATCAGGAACACCTCCAGGAACACCTCCAGGAACATCTCAAATACCCGCTGGACAAGAAGGATGGTGGAATCAATTTGCTGATGCAGATGCGTTTAAGAGCTTCTTACAAGGAGATCAACAACAAAGCACAGGAAGTATGCAAGATTTTATGCAGTTCATGATGATGATGAACATGATGGGAGGCATGGGCGGTGGCCGTGGTGGCTACGGTGGTAGTCAATACGGATACGGTGGTCTCAACCCAGGCGGTGTTCAAGCTGCTTACAACCCACTAGAACAGTTACAAGGATCATGGGATTGGTTTAACAAGTCCTTTGGTAGTGGTGGTAGTGGTGTACAAGGGGGTACTACAGCAAACGTACAATAAAAAACAATGACAGCAAAAACTAGGTATGATTATTTATCAAGCGAACGTACCCAGTTTCTAGACGAAGCAGAGGAAGCAGCGGAATTAACTCTTCCATATTTAATCATTAAGGATCAATACACCAAGGGGATGAGACATCTTCCTACACCTTGGCAGAGTGTTGGAGCAAAAGGTGCAGTGACATTGGCAGCAAAACTTATGCAGTCAATGCTCCCTGTACAAACCAGCTTCTTCAAGCTACAGGTAGATGAAAGTCAACTTGGTCAGGAATTTGGTCCACAGATTAAATCAGAACTAGACTTATCTTTTGCAAAGATTGAACGCACTATCTTGGAGGCTATTGCAGCTTCTAATGATCGTGTCATAGTGCATGAAGCTCTCCTACATTTAGTAGTAGCAGGTAATGCACTTATCTTTATGGGTAAGGAAGGTCTGAAAGTATATCCGCTAAACCGCTACGTTGTAGAACGAGATGGTAACGGCAATGTGATCGAAATAATCACGAAGGAAACAATTGCAAAGAAATTAATTGAAGATCAGCTACCAGAGGATGTACTTAAGCAGTACGACACAGTAGTTGATGGATCTGATGACAATGTTGAAGAGTGCGATATCTACACCCACATCACACGAGACAACAACAGATACGTCTGGCATCAGGAAGTACACGGTACAATATTAGAAAAGTCCCACGGGAAAGCACCTATTGATATAACACCTTGGATTCCATTGAGATTTAACACAGTGGATGGTGAGGATTATGGAAGAGGTAGAGTCGGTCAGTTTATTGGCGACTTAAAATCATTAGAAGCACTGTCCCAAGCCTTAGTGGAAGGGTCAGCAGCTGCAGCGAAAGTTGTGTTCACCGTATCACCTAGCTCTACGACTAAACCAAGTACCCTTGCTAACGCAGGTAATGGCGCAATCGTGCAAGGTAGACCTGATGACATTGGAGTCGTACAGGTAGGTAAGACAGCTGATTTCAGAACAGCATTTGAAATGATGCAACAACTAGAACGTCGAATCAATGAAGCGTTCTTAGTTATGCAAGTTAGAAATAGTGAACGCACTACAGCTGAAGAGGTACGCCTCACACAGATGGAGTTGGAACAACAATTAGGTGGACTATTCAGTCTTCTTACTACTGAGTTCTTACTACCATATTTAAATAGAGTACTTAATCAATTCCAAAAGACTGGAAAGATACCACGTCTACCAAAGGATATTGTTAAACCTACTATCGTAGCTGGTGTTAATGCACTAGGCCGTGGTCAGGATAGAGAAAGCCTAGGTCAATTCCTAACAGTTATCTCTCAGACAATGGGACCAGAGGCAGTACAGAAGTTTATCAATCCAGAGGAAGTGATCAAACGCTTGGCTGCATCACAAGGTATTGATGTATTGAACTTAGTTAGATCAATGCAAGAGATACAAGGTGAGCAACAACAAGCACAACAAATGGCTATGCAGCAACAGCAACAAGAACAACAAGTTGCAATGATGAAGACTCCAATGATGGATCCATCTAAGAACCCTGCAATGGCTGAACAAATGCAAGCACCACCACCAGAGGCATGAGCGAAGAACAAACACTCTCGTATGAGAACAACACAGAAACAGTTACCACTGAAGAAAACTTAACTCCAGAGGAGCAAGACTCTTTACAAGTAGGTGAGCAGATGCAAGAAGCTGAAGACCAGTTACTTGCAGGTAAATATAAAGACCCTAAAGATTTAGAGAAGGCTTATGCTGAACTCGAAAAGAAATTGGGCGAAAAATCTAACGAGGTTTCAAAGGAACCTGAATCAAAAACTGAACCGAAAGAGGAAGCTCCAAAAGATACAGAGCCAAACCTTTTAGATCAGTTATGGGAAGAGGGTTCTAATAATAAACTAACTCCAGAGACGTTTGATAAGATAAAGAAAATGAACCCTGTTGACGTTGCTAAGATGGCAATGCAACAAAGGTCACAGGCTCAAAACACTCCTCAGTCTAGAGAGTTTACAGATAAAGACGTATCACAGATACATGGATTAGTTGGAGGTCAAGAGAACTACAACAACATGATGTCTTGGGCGCAACAAAACGTCAGTGAACAAGAGGTAAATATGTATGACGCAGTGATGGAGTTAGGTAATCCCCTAGCTGCTTACTTCGCAGTACAATCATTAGCTCTTAAATATCAGGATCAGTCTGGTAAAGATGGTCAGATGATTACAGGTAAAGCACCTAAGTCAACAGCTGATGTATTTAATAGTCAGGCTGAATTGATCAAGGCTATGGAAGATGATAGATATAACGATGACCCTGCTTACAGGCAAGCGATTCAATCGAAGCTAGAGAGATCTAATATTAATTTCTAGGTAGACATGGCGACCTGACAGTTCATCATCGCCATTCACCTAGCTTTTAATTCAATGACAGTTATAACCGAATACGGTAAACAAAACATTTTCGCTAACGAAACCCCACCAAGACTTATGAACAAAGAAGAAGCATCAGTTCTACTACATGACGCAGAAGAACTAAACGGTCGTGCAGCAATGATTGGATTCATTGTAGCAATCGGCACATACATAACCACTGGACAAATCATTCCAGGCATTTTTTAAACCCTTTTATAAATGACTACAGCCACATTAACCAAACCATTTGACAACTGGCAGCGTTTCTGTGACTGGACTACGAGTACCAACAACCGACTATATGTTGGTTGGTTCGGTGTACTCATGATCCCTGCACTATTAACCGCTGCAACAGCATTTATCATAGCTTTCATAGCTGCACCACCAGTTGATATAGATGGTATTCGTGAGCCTGTCTCAGGAGCATTACTCTATGGAAACAACATCATATCGGGAGCCGTTGTCCCGTCAAGCAACGCAATCGGTCTTCACTTCTACCCAATCTGGGAAGCTGCAACCCTCGACGAGTGGTTGTATAACGGAGGACCATATCAACTTATTGTGTTCCACTTTCTCATCGGTATCTCAGCATACCTGGGACGTCAATGGGAACTTAGTTATAGATTAGGAATGAGACCATGGATAT